GACTGAAGAAAACAGATTATTAAATGAGGCTTCATTTGAGATAAAGAGGCTCAGAAAAGAAAACGAGGTAATGGGCGCTAGACTTGATATGTTCGACAGTATTATGGCCCTGCTGCATACCGATATAGCCAGAAAGCAAGTAGGCATGACAGAAGACCTGGTTTGGAAAATTGAAAAGCATCTTGAAAAATATAAGGCTAATTAATATGGGAAAGTCAACAGCAAAAGACTTGGTTGAGGTTCTTAAAGAAAGAAACTCAGACGGTAAGTATGATAGGATTATTGAAAGGGCTTCCCTTAATGGATACCACGATCATAAGTTTACAAAGGTATTAGGTCACCCGGAATACGGGGAGTGTGTGTGCCCTAAAGTTCAACTGGTTCAGGATCTTTCAAATTTTCCTGAGTTGGCAGATGTAGCCAATGAGGTAATGAACGGCATCTATGACGAGCCAGCAGATGCGGAAGACGTTGAAGAAATGAGAAGTTGGCTTATGGCTGATAATGCACCCGATCAGATGTTTATTGAAATGGGAATGAAAGTTCCTACCAGGGAAGAAAGAATTAAAGCAAGTATTGATAAAAAACAATCCAACTAATGAAAAAGCAATAAGAAAAGCGGTAATGAAAAAGTTTGGAATAACTGTAGTTTAACCCCCTAAACAAGTAAGGTAATGAAAACAGAATTTGAAATAAGTCAGGTAATCGAAAAGATTGAAGTGGACGGTGAAACCTTCGTTCCTTTAGTTGAATTACTGGATATGGCTTTAGAGGACATTTTCGGAACAGCAGAAAATTTAAGCCCTATGATTGAAGTATATAGGGAAGGTGATACCGGCTTTGGGATAGTAGGGCATCACTTCGATGATCGGGTAGGCTTTACACTGGCATTTGAAAAAGGCTGGAAAGAATTCCAACTGAGTATTGACGATGCAAGGAGCATGAAAATAGATCAGCTAAGATTATTTGATCAATTAAGAGAATGGGGATTTAAAATTTAACTCATAGGTAGGTAAAAACACAAAAGAGAAAGTTAGAACCAAAACAAGAGATATGATACCACAAATACTTTATATGATAATAACTGCTATGGGATTAGGAATAAGCATAGCAAAGCACGGAGAGCCGGACACATACAACGGATGGGCATCTTTAATAGGATTTTTATTAGCACACATTCTATTATACTTCGGAGGATTCTACGATAAATTATAAATCTCCCCTTAGAAAGGAGGGGGGCAGAATATGAAACTACTAATAGGATTTTTTATAGGAGTAGCAGCAACGTCCTTTGTTATAGCAATGGCACTAGAAAAAAGTGATGAGTACATTCATTTAGAGAATCTTAAAAAAGAGAATCTGAAGTTGGAGATAGAATTAAAGAAACTTGAATTAAGAAAATTAAAAGGAGAGTAATCTATGGAACCCAAACAACAGAAAGAAGACCTACACAAAAGATGTACAGATTTCACCCCGGAAGAAATAGCCGATGATTTTCTGGCTCACATTACCATATCAGACCCGATGGAAAGAAGATGGTTTCGGTATAATCTGATTGAAAACTTAAAGATTTATTCGGAAGAATACGCCTCCCTTCTATTAAAAGAAAAGCTCTCTGAGGCTATAAAGGAGATGGAGGAAGGAAAGAGCAAGCGTACAAAATATTTTGAATTGTCAGTTCCTGAAAAGCTGAGCAATAATACAATAGATAGGTGCATCTCAATTTTAACCAAATACAAGGAGGGTAAATAGATGCTGGTAATATTAAGTAGTAAAAAAATGTACTCTTTATTGGACGGCCAGAACGAAGGGGAGATAATAATTAAAGACGGTAATACATTAACCCTGAATGGAAATGTGATAAGTATAGGAACTTTTAAAAGAGATTTTGTAGAAGAGTTTAGATTTAAAATGACAATCAGCCAGATAAATAGTCTGAGGTCATTTCTAAAAATATTGCAGGAGCAGCCGGTAAGCTTGCGGTTTGATAGTGAAAATAATTGTATATGGATTAAAGAGGCAATTTTAGGTTAATCAGTCTATCCGAAGCTAAAACAAAGATACAGGAGAATTAATATGTACTCAGTAGAAGAAATTGTAAAAGAAGAAGAACTAACCGAAGTGTTCGGAAATGCAAACTTTGGGCAAGGAGTCACTAAAAGAGAAGTGGTGAGCAATTCACTCCTAAAGTGTGCCACTGGTTACAAGACAGGACACACCGCAAAATGTATTCTGGAAGAACTTGGCTTAGTAACAAAAAACTGGACCCTAACCAAGAAAGGGAAAGAATATTTGTTCGCTGCTTACTCAGGAGGCAAGAGTATTTAATCAGAATTTTAACCACTGTAGAGTAATATGAAATGGCTATATGATAAGAAATCGGGAATTTATTCTTCCGGAGACTTCAAAATAAAAGAAGGATTTTTAACCGGGAACTATTACCTGTATATAAAAGGTAAGAAAATAGCAACTTATGAGTCTATTGAAGAGGCTAAGAAACAAGCTGAATTATTAATCAAAGGTTAATCAAAGGCAATCGCTTACCTAGATCAATTAAAGAAAATGTTAGAGTAATATGAAATGGATAGTACAAACATTCTGTAATCATAAAATGGCAGCAGATACCCAGATAAAGGTAATCCAATGCGAAAAGTGCAAAAAGAAATGGTGGTATGAAGTGAAGGATTTAACAAACCAAACATTTTCTATAAAATTTTAATCAAAGGTTAATCATTATGGAAGAAAAGAAACTACAAGAAATTGGAAAATGGTTAGTAAGAGAACAAGGGTATAGCCTTGACTTAACTGATCAATTATGGATGGAAGATTATATAGGTGAGCATAAATTCAGGGATTTGGTAGAACTACTGGATGATTATAGTTTGTCCCAACTCTCCGAAAAAGAATCCGAGATAAATAAGTATAAAGAATATTACAAAATTCTTCAGGAACACGGACATGATATTATAGATAGAAAGGATCAGGAAATTTCGAGACTGAAAGGTTTGATAGATAAAGCCTTTGAAGCAGGGGCAAAGAATCGCATGAAGCCCTTCACTACAGATTTATGTGGCGTACACTGCCCTGACTTAGAAACTTGGAAACGAGAAAACAATTTATAATTAAGAAAAGGAGGAATAGTTTAAATATGAAGATAAGACAATTTGTAACTGATCACTGGGAATTTGACGAAAACCAGCAACCAAGATCAAACTGGCACGACAGGGAGTATTTTATCGACGAGTTAGAAAAATTCATTACAACTCTTTTAGAAGAACAGAAGAGGATTTGTAAAGCCCACGCAGATCATTCGTATGATGATAGTGGCCCTGAAAAGGTCATGGAATCAATTCTTTCTGCTCCGTACCCTGTAGAAACCAATCTGGTAGTACTGGATAAGGAGAAATTGGAAGAGGTAAGGAGTGCATTAAATTGGATGTGGAAAAATCTCAGCAAGGAAGTTCACGACAATGACGCTTTCAACATTCCAGCAAATGCAATAAGTATTTTAGATGAAGTATTACCCCTGGACCCAGCAATGGGAGAGTTCGGAATAAACCTAGGAAAGGAGTAAGTAATGATAGATGAAATAACGCTCTTAATAATTCTGGCAGTAATTAACAATCTCTCAATAGTAGTTCTAACTATTCAAATCAGTTTACAGATTAAAATCAATAAAAACAATCTGGAATGGAGGGAAAACCAAAGCAGGATAAACAAACAGGTTATCAAAGAACTAGAAATGAACCAGGTGAGATATAAACTTTACCAGAACTAATTTTATGAAAGAGACAGAACAAAGAAACAGGGAGATGGATTGGTGGTTCGATTATCGTCCAGAATATGGAATGATCTGGCAATATGAAAAAATAGATATTATAACTTCAAGGCCAGTAGCTCGCTGGAGAACAAAAGGCGGTTTCTTTATGGCAATTCTTACCCAAAACAAAAAGTAAAGATGTATATACAAGTTAATGAAGAAAAAGAATGCAGTAAATGCAGGTCTTCCAGATACGAGAAGGTCTGGAGAGCTAACGAATATTTAATCAGGTGCAGATCTTGCGGGCATGAGAAAGTAGAAGCCACCTTAACAATCAATACAGGGAACCCGATTCCATACGAAGGACTTTCAAATCCTCAGAAACCAGAAACATTTTAATGTATGCTATCAGTAATTAAGAAAAACAAAAAGTTAAAATTAATGAGACTGGCCCAAGCTAAAACACTGGACGGTCCCGAAATAGAAAAAGTTTTGGACGAATACCTTAACGCATATAAGGAGGAACTAAAAACTAAAACCGCAGAAGGCTTTGCCAATGGTGATTTAAGACCACATGAAGCAGGTAAATTAATGAAGTTAATCGACTCGGTAAAGTAGGACTTAACAAAGCGATCCTTATAACCCCATCTTATAAGACACTGACCTTATAATTTGAGTGAAAAGATTCGAAATTATTGAAATTAGGCGATACCAGATTAAAGGTAAATGAATAGAGAAATAGGATTTTTTTCGATAGCATAAACCAACTCAGTTAAATAGCATATTTCGTAAATTAAGTGTTCCACAAGGAACGTTAAAAATTTTAACATTATGTTTCTAAGGCAAAACATACGAATACTTAGAATGAGAAAGGCAATGACACAGGAGAGTTTAGCCGAAGCAATAGGAATTAAAAGAAGCCTGCTACAGGCATATGAAGCAGGGAGGGCGGAACCGTCATTAAAAACAGTAGAAAAGGTTTCTAATTATTTTAATGTTCCAATTGATGATTTAATAAAGAAAGAACTTAAAATTTTAATTTACTGAATACATGGCAGCTCCACACGGAAATCAATTCTGGAAACTAAGAAGTAAACACGGCAGGGATAAGTTATTTACTACTCCTGAATTACTATGGGAGGCAGCTTGCGAATACTTTGAATGGTGTGAAAATAACCCATTAATAGAAATAGACTTTAAAGGAAAGGATGCAGATGAGGTGCATATTCCTAAAATGAGGGCTTTTACAATGCATGGATTGTGCCTTTACCTAGGATGTAATACACAGTATTTTAAAATATTTAGGAACCAACTAAGAGAAGATGAAAAAGATTTTAATACTGTCATAACCATGATAGAGGAAACTATATACAATCAGAAATTTACAGGCGCAGCAGCAGGATTTTTAAATGCCAATATTATATCTCGTGACCTAGGATTGGCGGATAAAAAGGAGATGTCTGTAAATAAAATAGGCAAAGACCTTGCGGATGAAACATATGAGTAAATGGCAGTCAGGTTCGACAAAAAATGGTTTAATCCACTTTATTTTATTCTCAACTCGTTAATCAAGGATAACTCTATTAGAATAATCCTAGTGTATGGCGGTAAGTCATCCTCAAAAACTATTTCTATATGTCAGATATTGGTTAAGGAGTGTTTTATTAAAGAAGCCAATACAATAGCTTTTAGAAAAGAGTCTACCATAATTCCTACCACGCTTAAAAAATCCTTTAATCTCGCAATAGATAGCATGTATTTAAATCCTGTTTTCAAAAAACTGGACAGGAAATATATGTGCAATACTCAAGCAGGAGACGAGCGGGAAATAGTGTTAAAGGGATTAGATGATGAAGAGAAGGCCAAAGGTATAGAATCCTATAAATATGTGTACCTGGACGAACTTAACCATTTTGAGCAGGCGGAGTATGAGCAGTTTAATTTATCCTTAAGAGGGATAGAAGGCCAAAAGATATTCGCATCTTGGAATCCGGTAGACGAAAACAGTTGGGTTAAAAAGGAACTGGTAGATACATATGAGTTTGTAGATACTGAGTATAAGTTACCCTCAGAAGAGTCATTTGTCAAAAGATCAACCTGTGGGAAGGTGGTTTTAATCCGAACTATGTACTTGGATAATTATTGGATAGTCGGCAGTCCTTGCGGAACGTATGGATACCGGGACGAAAATCTGATTTCAGAATATGAAGGCCTGAGAACTAAAAACAATAACAGTTACAAAGTAAACGTATTAGGAGAGTGGGGGAAAGTAGTATTCGGGGGTGAGTTCCTTAAGTGCTGGAAGAGTGAAGTTCATACGGGGGATTATCCTTACGACCCGGAACAAGCTATTTATTTGTTCTTTGATGAAAACGTTAATCCATATTTCCCGTGTGGATTCTTTCAGGTAGGAAGAGATCAGAAAAGCCCAAGAATGATTTATCACATAGCCGCTAAGAATCCTAACAATAAAACCAGCTGGATGTGCAGAGAGATTTCAAGAAAATTAACAGAATGGGGACACAAAGGAAAGTTATACATAGGCGGTGATGCTACTTCTCAAAAAGAAGATGTTAAACTAGAGGCGGGAGATGATATGTTCAGGTTAATAATGAATGGATTAAAAGAATTCAAGCCGGAAAGGAGAACGACAAAATCAAATCCTTCGGTAAGAATGTCAGCAGACTTTTTTAACTCAATACTTGATGGGGAAATACCTGGGATGACTTTTGGTGTGGACAAGAAATGCCGAACAGCTATTCTGGATTACGAAAATACCAAGGAAGATAAAAACGGGCTGGTAGATAAGAAGACCGAAACAGATCCCATTACAAAAGTGACCTATCAACCTTATGGGCACTTTGTAGATTTAACCAGGTATTTTTTAGCGAATACTTTCCACGAGGAATATTTAAAATATCAGCGTGGTGGAAAGACTTTTAATGTAACTATTGGTAAAAATGTTAGCAAGAATAGTTATTAGTTATTATCTTAGTTTCCGGAAAGGGAGGCAATTCCTACAAATCTATTATTCACCAAAGATCAGTTAAAACAAATTATTAATATGCAGAGGGTAACAGAATTATATTTCGATTCAAAGAAGGGTTTAATCTTAACATTGGAAAACAAGGAGAAAAGAGTTCTAATAAATACAGGCTATGGAAACCTTAGATGGGTGACAGAAGAAGACGCAGAGAAAATCAATAATGAGATAATAAGTGAAAATAAGAAACCTTGGTTTAAGAAAATATTTTGAATTATTAATATGAAATCTTCAGAATTAAGAATAGGCAATTTAATACAAATAGCAAATCCACATACTCTTCGTCCTAAAGGAGGTGATCATGGCTATATACATGCTTTAAATACCCAGGATTGTGTAGTGCATTGGGATAGAGAACTATTTGTATGTTCTTATAGGAATATGTTTGAAGCAAAGGCTCCTTACATAAAATCACTTTCTCTAACCTCAGAATGGTTGGGAAGATTTGGGTTTAAGAAGCCTAGAGATTTCGAAGAGGATCCTTTCTATTATTTAGACAATTGGGATATTGTTCTTTATGCAAATAAAGATGGTAAATATACCTGCAATTCAAATTCTGCTTACTATACATTGTGTTGGATAGAGCATGTTCACCAACTCCAAAACCTATACTTTGCTTTAACAGGCGAAGAATTAACAATTAAGTAAGTGATGAGATGGCGGAGCGGTAGACGCTGAAAGTCCTAAATGGGCAAACGACATGACCTGTAAAATCAGGGAGAGGATGTCGGTATCTCTGGTTCAAATCCAGATCTCATCATATTTTTTCGATAGCATAAACCACCCTTACCCTCTTACCATTGACGTAAATTGCTGTCAATGGCTTATCTAAGATCCAAAGATTTTGATTTAATTATAATGCCTGATAACCTAGCCCAGGTTGTCAGTTCTGATACTTCAATTCGTTTGTTTGCTGAAAGAGTAGCAAAAGAGGAAGTTGAGTTTTATTTAAGCAGCAAATACGACCTTTCAAAAGAATTTACCGACACACTTACATTTTCTATGTCTACGTCTTACAAGGCGAAAAATAGAGTAGAATTAAATGGTGCTGCATGGTCTAACGCTACCGCTTATTCAATAAATAATATAGTTTCAAAAGGAGGGTTGGTTTATTATGCTATCCAGGCAGGAACTAACCAGGATCCGGCAACCCAAACAGCTTACTGGACTTTAATAGGAAATCAATACGATTTGTATTATGTCTCTCTCCCTCATGACGAATTTGATTATTTAGGCAATTATGCTAAAGACGATCAGGTTTGGTGGAAAGACAAAGTATACACCTGCAAAATTCCCTCTACAATTTACACTCACGAGGATATACTCCAATATAATTCTTATGCAGATGTTCCTATCAGGAATGTTTTCCCCGATGATGAAACTAATGGTGAAGATTATTGGGGCGTAGGTGTATCTTATTCAGTGGCGGCAGGAACCGTTCCAACAGATACAACAAAGTGGACAGCAGGAGACAACAGAAGTCAGTTAATACTTGAAAATGTACTTCATATCGCCTTATACAAAGCACTTCCAAGAATAGCACCAAGAAATATACCTCAACATAGAAAAGAAATGTTTTCACTGGCTATTGAGTGGTTAAAAGAAGCCAGAAAAGGAGAGGGGACGCCCAATCTACCCTTAAAGCAACCCACGGTAGGAACAAGAATAAGATATGGTGGGAATACCAAAAACATAAATCATTATTAAATGATAGCAAGCATTAAAAATATCTTTAAGAGGGGAAAGAAAATTGACCAGAATAAGAGATTTCATCAGGTCAGAAGATCTAAGCAGGATGCTGCGTCTTGGCGAGCCGCTATAATAGAGGCTGAACAAGCATTTAATCCATATAGGGTAAAGATGCAAAACCTGTATATGGATACAATTGTAGACAGTCAGGTTACGTCAGCAATGACAAGAAGAAAAAACTTAACGCTTTTAAAAGATTTTTCTATTTGCAATGAGAAAGGAGCAATAGATGAGAAGGCAACAAAGATATTTAAATCCAACTGGTTTAATCTTCTCCTTAACTACATACTCGATGCGCAGTTCTTTGGATATAGCCTTATTAATTGGTGTGAAATATCTAATGGAGAATTGAAGGATATTGAGTTAATAAAAAGACAGCTAGTAAGCCCAGATAGATTAGTGGTATCTCAATATGAATATGTATTCTATGGTATTGATTTTAATTCTCCTGAGTTAAGGGATTGGTGCTTATATGTGTCAACCCCAACTGAGACAGGCGCAAGTAAGTGTGGATATGGGCTATTGTATAAAGTTGGAATCTCGGAAATATACTTAAGGGCACTCGCAGGAAATAATGCTGATTATGTAGATATGTTTGGACAACCCTACAGGGTGGGTAAAACTTCCAAAGATAGTCCAGATAGGACAATATTAGAAGAAGCATTGCAGAATATGGGATCAAGCGGATATGCTATAATTGACCCGATGGACGAAATAGAGTTATTGGATGCCGCAGCAAAAGGGAAAGGGTATGAAAGTTATGATAATTTTGAGGAAAGGCTACATAAGAAAATATCCAAAATAATATTAGGGCATGCTGATGCCCTGGACTCAACCCCAGGTAAGTTAGGTGGCACTAACGAGTCAGTGGATAAGGCATTACGAGAAGTTGAGGCTATTGATAATACTTTCGCAGAAAATGTAGTCAATAATTCCCTGATTCCAAAACTTAAGAATTTAGGTTTTGTAATACCAGATGGATATTATTTTAAATTCAGCAACGATAAAGAGATACAAGAAGCTGAGAAGGAGAAAGACGAAAGCAATGAAAGATTTGCCGGTATAGTCAAATCATTATCGGAATCAGGTTACGAGGTGGATCCCAAAGTAGTCGAGGAAAGAACAGGGTATAAAATTAAAAAGAAGACAGCAATAAAAGAAAACAAAGGGAACGGAGAAAGTTTTCAGTACATGAAAAACCAGATAGAATCATTGTATGGGTGCGATCACGACCATTAAGAACGAGAAGGATGATTTTATTCCAAACAGCGAAGCAGAGCGGATAATAAGAGGTGTATATGAAGGAAGTATAGACGTATTTGAGTTGCCGGTAAACCTTTACTTTTACTATGTACAGGAATACATGAAGGCTATTGATGAGGTCTTTGAAAGCATTGAATCACAGGAAGCGCAAACGTTAAGAGCGTTATTGTACGAAAATATTCAATTATTCTCAGGGGCTAAAACCTTTCAACAGATTAAGGATTTTGAAAGTTTTTTAATAGAAGAAGGAAAACCAGTAGAGTGGGAGGTATTCAGGAAAAGAGCTTTGGAGGTTTACAAGCAGTATAATAAAAGTTGGCTGAGAACTGAATATGAATTTGTAGTAGAAAGTGCAAGAGCCGGGAAACGGTGGATAAGGATTTGGCAGGACAGAGAGATTTTGCCTTTACTTGAATATGTGACAGTAGGTGACGACCGGGTAAGACCGGAACATAAAAAGTTGGATGGAGTGATTAGACCGGTTAATGACAACTTCTGGAATAAGTATTATCCTCCTTGGTCCTGGCGGTGCAGATGTACCACAAAAAGTTTGGAAGAAGGTAAGATTACGGATATAGTAAATAGAACGGTTGAACTTCCGCCAATAGATAAGTTCTTTCAGAACAATGTGGGCAAGACAGGAAAAATCTTTAACGGATTTCATCCTTATTTTAAGCAGATACCTGAAAGATATAAGGAGTGGGCTAAACTTAATTTTGGGCTACCATTTGTAAAGTATGCATGAGCCAGAAGTTTGAAGACGCAATAAAAGAAGGCATAAGGAATTATGCACGAAGTCGTGCTGGGTTACCTAGATTAATTGCCAATACTTCAGTTAATCATTTTAAAGACAACTGGAGGAAACAAGGCTTTGACGATGCAACAGTGCATCCATGGGAACCAAGGAAAAATAGAGATTCAGGAAGGGCAATATTAGTGAAGAGTGGAAGACTAAGAAGGAGTTTCAGTTATGTGCATACTCAAACAAGGATAACAATTATTAACGATGCGCCATATGGTTTTTATCATAATGAAGGAACTAAAAGACTACCACAAAGGAAATTTATGGGCGAGTCTGAAAATTTAAATAAGAAGAATAGTAGAATAATTAATGGAATGATAAAAGGAGCATTAAAGTGAAAAGTTTATACCAGGACATACGAAATAAATTAGAGACAGATATTTCTGGGATTCACGTGAGGCTGTGGAATAATCAGATTTTGTATTCCGATGAAGGACAGCAGATTCCTTTTAATTTTCCTGCGGTATTTATAGATTTTCCTGTAATCGAATGGGGGCAAATGGGGAAAGGAATTCAGAACGCCGATAGATTAGTGGTGAGGCTTTATATATGTAGCCAAAGTTATAATACTAGTGAGAATGAGGAAGACCTGGAAATATTTGATTTAAGGGAAAACGTGTTTTATTCAGTTCAGGATTTAAAACCAACGGACGCAGGAAAACTTCAAAGAGTAGCAGAGCAAACCGATCCCAAGCACACTAATATATATGTTTGGGTAATGGATTTTATAACCAACTATCAGGACAGGGTAGCAGAGAATCCAAGAAACTCACAGGAGGCTACAATTGAAACTTTAACATTAACTACCGATTTACAGATAGACCCTAATACAGTGGACGGAGTAAGAACAGATAAAGAATTTGACTAATGGCAAGATCAATAGAAGTAATTAAACAACAGATGTTAGATACCAAGGCGAGCCTTCCGGCTTTGTCTGGGCTTACAAGTAATTCCCAGGTGTCAATATTTGGACAGATATTTTTTGTGACAGCTACGAATATCTCCGTTCTGGAGCAATTAATAGACTCTTATATTGAAGACATTGAAACTATAATTAACGCTCAGGCAATAGGTTCCGCAGCATGGTTAAGAGCTAAGATTTTGGAATTTCAGTTTGGGGATTTTGTAGAACTCGACACTACGACATTTGAAATAGCATACCCGGAAGTTAATGAGGCGCTCAAGATTATCACCAGATGTTCAGTAAAAGAAACCGGCAATTTAGTAGTTCAGGCAAAAGTAGCTAAGTCAGATCCGCCGGTAGCACTTTCAGGAGCAGAACAGACGGCCCTGGAAGATTATCTGGCTATCATTAAACCCGCAGGTACACAAATAAATGTGGTATCTCTTACCTCAGACAAACTATATATCGTAGGCACTATATATTATAGTGGTCAGTATTCCTCAGTAATTCAAACTAACGTAGAAGCAGCCTTGGAAGACTACATGGAAAACCTTTCAAGCGCTGAGAACTTCGACGGAACAGTAACAGTCCTGGGAATAATTGACGCAATCCAATCAGTAGAAGGAGTGGAAGATGTTAATATAACTGAAGTCGGCGCCAGGGCAAATACAACAGCCTTTGCCAGTAGAACAGTAGTATACAAACTTTCAACAGGGGTAAATCTAAGAGAGTACAGCACGGCTGCAGGGTACATAGTGGAAGAAACTACTTCCGGGCAAACCTTCTCAGATACTTTAACCTATACCGCAGTATGAGTTTTTCTTACGAATGTGATTTTAATTTACAGGCCCAACGGCTTACGCCTATCACGAAAAGACAGGCAGTAAGGTTAGGTATGCTTCAATCTATCGTAGAACCTATTCAATGGAACCGGGATAATTTCTTCAATTCTTATATAGAGGGAGATTCAGCAACTACATGGTCAAGCGTAACGGCTTATTTAAGATACGACAGAGTTAATTATCAAAACCGGATTTACGAGGCGATAGAAGACAACACGAACAAGATCCCAACAAATACAGAATATTGGGTACAAGTAGTAGCTGATTTCAGGGGAGCAAGAGAAAGAATAAAATATAACTGTCAGAAGATAATGCTAGAGTGGATATTAAATAAGTGGTTCGCTGCTACATTCCGCCAACCTTCAACAGGACTCACTTCGGATTTTTATATAGTCAGCAACGACAGGGACAGTAACACCTTTTATACCGCTGAAACCTCTCTGATTAGCGCAGTATATTCAACCAGCAGCGTGCCGGAGTTCGCTTCTTTATCAGAAGACTATATAGGAGAAACTTCAATAAATACGTCGGGAGCTAATTTTACAGTATTTTATCCAGCAGCAACGATACCAAGTACAAGCGACGATAAGTATTTTCAAATGACTTCCTTAATTAATAGATATAAGATTTACGGATCAACAGCAGAATATACAAGTTACTAATATGAAAAAAATAGACACCACCAATATTACAGGAAATCAGAAGGCGCCATATATAAAGGCTACCCATGACCACATTAAAGAATCCATACAAGATACTACCGGCAATATCATTAAGGGATTGCTGGGATCATACACTACCGGAGATTTGATTGTACTTTACGGCTGCGTGGTTACTGCGAATATTCCCGGAACATCAAGTATTACAGCCGGAGCCATTTATTACAATGGAGAGATTTATGAAGTGGATGCAAACGCCTCATTGATTACCACTGGATCAGACACATTGGTATGGGGTGTAGTAACTGACTACAGGTCCGGCGACCCGGTAACATGGAGCGACGGGGTAGACAGAGATTTACATAGAGTGGATAAGTTGGCATTGTCTGCCGGGGCTTCAGGATCGGGGCTAGCTAATTATAATGGGGCTACAGTTAAATATATGTTAGAGGGAGCACCAATATATAGAACCTCCGCAGGCGTCGAGTCAGTTATTCCAAGATTAAAAACTAAAATTATTGAGATTGGAGATTGGAATATGGACGCTACAAGTCAGGTAGATGTTAATCATGGTATAGGGGCAGATTTTATTAAAATAAGAGTCACGTCTGTTGTAATAATAAATGATGCGTCCAACTCTATATCTACTCTTTATTTAACAGATACGCTAGGCGGCATGGACGGAGGGGTTGTATTTATAGACTCAACTAAAATAAGGTTATTTAGAGTGACAGGAGGATCTTATGATAGCACCTCTTTCGATTCGACTTCATTTAATAGGGGATGGGTAACAATAGAATACTAATTACCCCAATCAGGTGATTCAGTATGAGGACAGAATAACTCATTTAAATAATATTCTCTCTTATAAGGATAGTAATTAAAATTAGTGTAATTACAGCAATTCATAATAGAGGTAGGGTTATTATTAGGAAGGTTATCGTTTCGGTGGTCTCTGTGGAGGAAGTAATGACCGAGTTCATGAAGTATCACGTGTTCTTTATAAATTTTATAAGAACCTTCCGAGGTATCAATTGTAATTCTATTGTTGGCGTTATCTGCATATCCTATATATGGAATACCGTTAACATAAAATTTGCCCGACAACACTATTTCTACCTTGTTTTCTTTTAGAAGAATGTTTCTTTTCTCAGCTTCATTAATAAAATAATCATAGTAAGTTTTTACTTCATTAGGAACAATGCCTATTGGAGGGCAGTAAGGATCCTTTTGACAGGAGCAGAAAATTAAAATAGTGAAAAGATATTTCATTCACCCTAATATTTTGGCTTTGGCCTTATTAAAATCTTCCTCTGAAAGAATGCCTTTTTCTTTTAAATCCACCAACTTGGATAACTCATTGGTAACATTGGAAGGGTTATTAATTATAATTTGTTGAGGGGTTTGTTTTGGTGCTGTAGAATCATCCATAACCGCCCAAATCAACGAGATCACCCAACCTAATAATGTCCACCCAAGAAGTAAATTCAAGAGAAAGATAGACCAATAATTTTTTTTATTACTGGCTAGCATAGAAGGCAAAAAATAAAATATAACGCCTAAGATAAAAAGTATTAATTGTCCCATAGGTATCTGGTTTTCACAAAAATACCCAATTCTATAACTCAAAGCAAATACCCCTTATCTAAGGCTAATTTCAGGCTTTTAATACATATTTTCCATCAAGAACCTTCTCTATCATATCCCGGATGAAAGTTGATTCCTTTTCACCATTCATTTTTTCGTCCAGCTTTTTCCTGTAAAAGGCATTTAGGTAAGCTACTACTCTAAATTCTATTGAAGTATTCACGCAGGGTTCGCAGTACTTCATTACTACTTGCTCTACTTTCTTAGCGGTAATAGGTTCGTTAGACTGATTGGATTCTAAAACTACTTCTTGCCATACTTTTTGCTGAAGTTCGGGGTCTTTGAGTTTAGTAAGGGGGCGAACTTGTCTTTCATTAGAGGGCAATATTTGTAAGCCATGGCTTACATTTTCATAAACTATTGATGCTTCAATATACTGGTGTCCTGTTTGCCTAGTTATTCCCCATTTTGAACTACAGTATTCCTCAAAAGTATTAAAACCTTCCTTATATAATTTACTATCCTTAATCTCTCTCAACGCAACCCCCATTTCATAAAAACTATTCATTGACTTTTCGATCACTGCCTCACAGTGTCTTAGCCTGGTGTTCTCGTCGATAGTTAGTAGTTCGCCCATAGTGTATTTTGTTTAATCGTTATAAAGCAATAAACCGATATATAAATATACAAAAGTGTTACCTAGTAAAATACACTAACACAAAAAAAATATAGCATAACATAAATTCCTCAATTCGCTCTTATCGCTTCGTAAGATTGCATCATGGGCATGACAATTTACAGAGACAATAAACCTGTAATACTTATTGACAAACATATAGGAGAAGATCCCCTCTATGGAAAAGGAATAACAGAAGGAGACTTTGTACGAGAGCTAAATTTCCTAGAGAACAGCGGGGAGAAGGAATGTGAAGTGTGGGTAAACTCAATAGGTGGGTCAGTCATAGATGCTTGGGGAATTTACAATGCAATAGTGAAAAGCACTATAAAAGTAACAACCCGGAATGTTGGAATGGCAGCAAGTGCAGCAGGGTGGATTATACAAGGAGGCAAATATAGAATATGCAACTACTATGCTCCCACTATGATGCACAATTCAAGCGGCGGAGATGATAAGGCACTAAATGCAATAAATGAATCTATTATTTCAATTCTTGCAAGCAGGTGCAACAAATCAGAAAATTGGGTGAAGCAGAGAATGGCAGAGGAAACATGGATAAGCCCAGACGATGCATTGAGTTATGGATTCTACGATGAGATAGATACAGAATGTGGGGTAGAGGTGAAAGAGAGGTTTGACAATAAAACACCAATAGCGGCTTACAACAAATTAAAATTAGTAGTCAACAAACTGGTTGAGCAACCAAAAAAAGAAATACAAATGAAAAAAGTAACAAATAAACTAGGCCTACTTGATAATGCCAATGAAGAATCAATCTTGGCTGGGATTGAGGCCATAGAAAATAAACTAACTGCTAAAACCAAAGAAGCAGATGGATTAAAAAATGATCTGGATTCTGCTAAAGAAGATCTTTCAAAAAAGGAAGCCGAACTAACCGCATTAAAGAAGGAAAAACAGGATGCGGAAGATGCTGCCAAGATTGCAAAAGAAGAAGCAATTAAAAACCAGGCAAAAACCATGATTGAAAGATTTGCAAAGGAAGGCAGAATTAAAAACGACAAAGAAACAATCGATAAGTGGACAAACAAAGCAATAGCAGACCTTGATGGCACGAAGGAACTAATAGAAGGCTTGCCTATCAATAAGACAGGTGTAAAAATAATTAATCAAACTGACTCAGAAACAAAGCCCTATAATATGGCAGCAGTAATGGCAGAAATAACAAATAAATCTAAAACTAACAACAAATAAAAAGTAAGATGAAAAAGGTAAGTATTTTAAAACTGTTGTTCTCAATTGCATTGATTGCTTTTGTATCGGCAACATTTTCATTCGTAGCCACTGGAGATGCAGGAGCTATATTTAAGGAGACGGCATCAATTTTATTTGTTGCTGGATTTGTTAAAGGACTTGTAAACGTCCAGCTACCTATAGGCGTGGTTTATGTCGATGGCTTTGTTATCAACGACACAACCTATGCAGGTGAAGTTGCCTCTCAGTTTATTGTAAAGGCGATAACTGGAGCTGACACGGTAAATGGTGGACACGTCTATGTAAAGGATGGGATTAAGAAGAAATATACTATTCCAAGATGGGATGCTAATTATGAGGATTTAATCCAGGATAGAAAGGCCACTCCTATATCTAAGGGATCAATGACAGTTGACGGCAAGGTATTGCAGCCGGAAGACTACATGATCTATATGGAGTTTAACCCAAGAGATTTTGAAGACCATTGGTATGCAACACAACTTAATCCTGCTATTATAGACAGGAGCCTGCCTTATTCGGCAGAATCTGTAGTAGTGCAAGGTGTGCTTGCAAGACACGCAAAATATTTCAATAAAGCTATCTGGAATAACGATAAATCGCTTTCAACTATCTATAAATACTGGAATGGATTTATCAAGAATGCCCAAGATGATTCTGATGTAATTGATGTAGCATCGCCTACTACACTAACATCTTCTAATATTGTGGCGGAACTTGAAAAGGGATATGTCCTTATCCCGGATGCACTGAAATATAATCTTAGCATGAAGATTTTTGTAAGTTACAAAACTTACGATTTATACATGCAGGCTCAAATAGCCCAAGAGTTCAAGGGAGTAGACTTCACTTCAATGGGCAGGGATACATACAAAGGGTTATCAGTAGTAAAGATAGCCGACTTCCCAAATGATACATATATGATTGCAAAAGGTATGTCCACGCCAGAATCCAACCTCTGGGTAGGCATTAACTCCTTCTCTGATGAAGGATTAAAGTTAGCTCCACTTCAGGCCAATTCTGAACTATGGTTCATTAAAATGAATATGAAGGCTGATGTTCAAATAGGCTGGGGTTCAGAAGTAGTATTGTATAAAGCTTAATAAATAAAGATATGGCATCAACAACACCAAGATTCGCAACAACACCAGAGAATAAAGATAATACAGGCAGGGTAATCACTTATGATTTTCAAACACCTGCTCATGCAGCAACGCTTGCAGTCGCTCCGAAGTACTTCGATACCACTGTAAAACTTGCGGAACTAACAGGAGCGGTAACAATTAACGCAACCACAACCAATGCTTATGCAGGGGATATTCTTAAGTTTTTGTTTATAGCAGACGGAACCAATAGGGTTGTAACTTTTGGAACCAATATGGCATCTACAGGCACACTAACTGTAACAGCCAGTAAGAAAGCAACAGCGTCATTCATTTTCAACGGAACCACTTATGTGGAATCGGGAAGAGCAATTGAAGCATAATGGAAGAGCTAAAGAATGTATTGATAAGTAAGCCTCACATAAAAGAGGTTTACTTTAATGATAACGGTGAATGGTTGTTTCACCCAAGGCCAAAATTTCCTACAATGATGACTAGGGAGGAAATCCTAGGAGAAGAAAAGAAGGAAGAAAATCCGGAAACAAAAAAGAAAAATGATAAAAAGCAAAGAGGAAGCACTGGAATTCTTGAAAAAGAATAACGTAAAGCTTTCTAATCATAAGTCAGTAATAGTTACTAGTGACTATAGTATTTACTTAGACAGTCAGGTAAGTGAAAACAATTCTGAGGTATTTGTTTTAAAGGGTGAAGACAACAAAACTGACAAAAAAGAAGAAGTTAAAAAATCTAAAAAGGTAAAAGATGGCTCTGCCGACAATATCATTTAACATAGGTACTTCAGGTTTAGGACAACCGGCGGACGGGAACGACCATTTAAGCGGGATGCTTTTTTATGGATCTTCCCTTCCTTCCGGGTTTAGCTCTAGTGACAGAATTAAAAAAATTCAATCCCTTCAGGAAGCGATAGATCTGGGAATAGATGATGATTATTCCGATGGAACAGCAGCAACCGGAGCGGGATTTACTGTCACAGCGATAGGAGCAGACGGAAACACTATCGAAGTGAAGGTAGCAGAAGTTTATGAAACTGTTTCACTGGGGACTTATACTAAAGTAGCGGGCGACACTACAGTTACCCTGGTAGCTGTTGGAATTTGTGCGGCTATTAACGCCGGAACTTCTGAGCATGGTTACTCAGCTTCAAACGTAGCCGGAGCAATCACGATTACAGCTCCTAAGCGAATGGGTAAGTATCTGAATGGGGCAACTGTTTCTACGGTAATAGTAGGTACAATAACAGTAGGCTCTCCTACCAACTGGTCAACCGGAGCAGGTTCAAGATTTGCTGTTTACCATTATCATATCCAGGAGTTTTTCAGGATGAATCCACAAGGTGTTTTGTGGGTAGGTATCTACACTTATAATAGTGCATTTACTGAGATCAAGACAATTCAGAATTTCGCTGATGGGCAGATTAGGCAAATGATGGTTTACCAAACCGGTAACGCTTTTGCAACGGCACAGGTAACTGCAATCCAGGGAGTGTGTGATACTCTTTATACAGAAGATCAACCACTAGTAGTAGTATATAACCCTGATGTAACCAGTGTAACAACAGTAGCGGATTTTGTTAACCTGAACGGACTTGATAGTGAAATGGTATCAGTTAATATCGGAATGGATTTAACCGGTAATGGAAATTTCTTATATCAGACTGTAGGAGGAGCAGTTAACAGCGGAGGAACAGAATTAGGACTTCTTTCAAGAGCATTAGTATCTGAGAATATCGCATGGACCGGACAGTTTAATGTAATGGAGGGAGATGAGTTTGATAAACTTCAATTCGCTAACGGTGTAGCATATATTGGGACTTCAACATCCGCCCTGAATACTTTAAATACTTTCAAATATAATTTCCTGAAAAAATTCGGAGCTGATTACCCCGGATCGTTCTTTAACAATGACCTGACCTGTACGGCCTCTACTTCTGACTTCGCAAGAATCAGAAATAACAGAACGATGCAAAAGGCAACCCGTCAGATCAGGATAGCAATGTTGCCTTATCTGAACTCGCCTATTGAGGTAAATGAAGACGGAACGCTAACGCAGGATGTTATCCAGCAGTTTAAAGCAGTTTGTGAAAGGTCTTTAGATCAAATGAGATCAGCGGGGGAGATTTCACAAAGACAGGTAAGTATAGACCCTACACAGGATATTTTATCAACTAACACTTTAACCATAAGCGTTAAGATAATTCCGCTAGGATCAGCAGAAACAATTGAAGTAAACATAGGATTTACAACAGCATTATAACATGGCACTACCATTTATCAACGGAGTACAATATCATTGGGGGCAAGTAGCTATACGGGCTTTAGGAAACATATTCATAGGAGTAGAAAAAATTTCTTATGAGGAACCGCAGGATATTAAAAATAATTTCGGAGCAGGAAATTATCCTATTGGACAAGGCTTTGGACAGATTGACCCTAAAGGAAGCATTACCCTGTACCAGGAAGAACTGGAAGCCCTGTCGGCTGCGGCCCCTGGACGGAGATTGCAAGCAATTCCTAATTTCGATATTACCGTAACGTTTGTTCCCGAAATAGGACAAGCACTCGTGACGCATACCATTCGTAATTGCAGATTCATGGTCAATAAGAGAGACATGAGTTCAGGAGACACTAAAGTAAGTTCAGAAATTACATTCATTGCATCCCATATAGATTGGTAATTATGACACCGGAAGAAAGAAAATCAAAAGCAAAAAAATTAGGCGCCAAGTATCAGGTAGTGATACAGCCAGAAGGTTATACTTTGTATTTAAAAGAACCGGATAAGACAGTCTATGAAATGTTTGAAGACACATACGATGTTAATCCGAGAAAAACTAAAGAGACTATTTTAAACACCTTGTTGATAGCCGAAGTAAGCGACATGGAAGCTTTGAAAGATCACAAAGTTTATCTGACAGCTGTTGACAGGCTGACAGATATTATGGCGCTAAAAAAAAGCACCTTAGAGATTCTATAAAAAAGCGCACCGAAGAAATTGAGTCGGATTATGTATCTCAGACAGATGCGTTAATCCGATTTTTTTTTAAGGACGACCCATCCAAGATGGACGATAAAAAATATATCGACGTAGCGGCTCAAATGTGGTGGGTAATTCAGGCTACTGGTAATATGAAAAAGGAAGGAGACATAATAACCTTTATTAAGTAATGGAAAGAACCCTCTATATAATTGATCTTAACGACCGAGTTTCCGGGAAGCTTAAAGGCGTCCAGGCAGAAGCAAGGAAAACAGATAATGCTTTCAAGGAGCTTAAAAATTCTATAGTAGGGATAGGCGCTGGTCTTTCTATGGCCGCACTTGGAAGGGAGATAATTCAAACTACTGCGCATTTTCAATCCTTATCAAACTCAATAAAATTTGCTTCAGATACAGCAGGACAGGGTGAACTATCCCTGTTCTGGTTAAAAGATATATCCAAAACTTACGGCCTTCCTTTACAGGAAATGACTGAAGGGTTTAAGACTTTCCAAGGTGCTATGATGAACACCAAATTTACTTCAGGAGAAGTAAGGAATATGTTCAGGCAGGTTTCTACCGGAGTAGTGGCAATGGGGTTAAGCGCCGATGATGCAAAAGGAGTGTTCCTGGCACTGGGACAGATAATGGGTAAAGGTAAAGTTCAGGCGGAAGAATTAAGGGGACAAATAGGAGAACGAGTGCCAAGCGCCTTCGCAATAGCTGCTCGCTCAATGGGCATGACTTCCGCTCAGTTAGATAAATTTATGTCAGATGGAAAACTTTTAGCCGAAGACTTCCTTCCAAAATTCGCTGCAGAAATGGAAAAGACTTTCGGAGAAGGAGCTATAGCAAATGCGGACGCCCTGAATGCTAACATAAACAGATTAACCAATTCTTGGAAAAACTTAGTAGAGACTATCGGAAGTGATAGCGACGGACTTATTTCTAAGTCTATGATGGGTTGGTCAATGATCCTAGATGACATATCCAGCAAGTTAAAATCTATGGACGAACTTATTAAAGAACGTTCAGCGGGAGGGTCTATACAGTCTCTTTCCAGAATAGAATCCAGATGGCAGGACCAGATTGACCAAATGAAAAAGGAAGGGAAGTCAAGAGAGGAAATTGAGAAATTTTTAAACGATGAAGTAGCAGCAGGCAAGGCAAGATTAACCAAGGGAATAAAATCGAAGGAAAGCAGCATAGCCGAAATAGAGGCAATGAAGTTAGGTAAAACTGATGATTGGTATGATGTGTTTTTAGGAGAATCTGGTAAAACTACCAGGAGGGATCTATATGAAGGTGATGAGACCTATAAAATTTTACAGGAGAATCTTAAAGGCTCTCAGACTTCCCTTGATTCACTTCAGGGGGTAGCTGATAAGCTTATATCCTCTCTTTACATGCCAGCTAATGTTGCGCCAGAGAAAACTAAAACTAAAAAACAAGGGCTAGACGGCCTTACCCTCAACGAAAGTAGAAACGGTTCCGTAACCGTGACTTTTAATATAGATACTTTTCAAAAGAACGTGATTCATAAAACAGACGGATTGAATAACGGATCAGTGATAGATGATTTTGCCAACAAAATGGCACTCGCTTTACAAACAGTTTTAAATGACGCTGCTATAGTGGCTAAATACTAATGGCTAAAAAGTTTTCGATATTAAGAACTGAACAGATAAAACCGAAGGGGAAGTTTACCCCGCCGGTTCCTATTTTTCAAACTAAGCCAACAGTAATAATTGGCGAAGTAGCGGCACGGGCATTTAAGAAAGCCTTTATAAGCGTAGGGGAGGAAGTAGAAGACCAGGAAGTAGGAAGGTCCAGATTGCTGAACACTCCGATATATTCCGATATAACTTTTAATTCAGGATCCTATGTAGACCAAAACGGACTTACTCAAACCTATCAGTCATTAAACATTGAGCTGGTTTTGCTTTCCGTAATGAACACAAAAAATATTATTGAGACAACTTTACAAGGAAGGAACGGAACAGTAAAAGAATATATCTCAGATGGAGATTACCAGATAAAGATTGAAGGTAAACTATTCGGAAGAGGGGCTAATAACTACCCGCAGGAGGATGTGCAAAAACTACTCTCTATCTGTCTGGCGCCACAAGCGATTAACGTTACCAGTACCTTTTTAAAGATGTTCAACGTCGAAGACATTGTAATCAAGTCTTACACTATCGATCAACAGGAGGGCATGAGAAACTGCCAGCCATTTACTTTGAACTGTGTTTCTGATTATCCATTAATACTCTTGAAAAATGCTTAGACTAACCAGCAGGATAACTATAGGGGAATGGAGCTTTAATAATTGTGTTGAGGTAGAAATACACTCGTCCTGGGAGGATATGACGGACAGGTGTACAATCACTATACCCCGTAAGGTAAGGTGGTTGGATAAAGACCTGGCAGCAGGTACAGAATCCGCTCTAAGCGTAGGGGATTCGGTAAAAGTTGAGTTAGGATACGATTTTAATTATTCAACCTACTTTGAAGGATTTATAACAGGGATTGGAGCGAAAACACCGGTAACGATAGAATGTCAGGACGCTTTCTGGTTCCTTAAGCAATGTAGTGGAAAGTGGACATTAGGAAAAGGTTCAACGATAGCAGACGTGTTAGAAAAAGTGGAAGAGACTTATTTAAACTCCCCGGTATTTGAAAAGTACGGGGCCACGATAAACTTCGCACCTTTTAAAGACACGCAGGTAGGAACAGTAAGAGCCAATAATGTAAGTATGGCGTTTGTGCTTTCCACACTTCAGAAGAAAATGGGCATAGTTTCTTTTATGAGAAACAATACCCTTTATTCCGGGCTGGCTTATTACGACGATCAACGAAACGAGATTAACCGGCAGTTTAATTACAATATCATTGACGATTCAATGGAACAGAAGAAAGCCGAAGACGCAAGGATTAAACTCGTAGTAAAAGCGATAGATAATAAAAACCTCGCACCAGTAGAAGTAGGCGACCCGGAAGGGGATTCTATTACTTATTTGGTTTCAGGGGTAACGACCCAGGCACAAATGAGAGAACGAGGCGAAGCAGAGCTACCAAAGTATAAGTTTGACGGCTGGCATGGATCGTTCACAACCTTTGGAGATGAATTTATAAAGCATGGCGACGTAATTAATTTAACAGACAAAGTAATTAAGGACAGGAACGGGAAGTTTTTTGTAAAGAAAGTAACTACCAGGTTTGGAGTAAACGGATTCAGGAACACGATTGACTTACATAAGAAATTCGAATGAGTACTTCTACAGAAATAGCAGCCTATTTAAAGGCGATAGTAGGAATAGAGAATTTACCCTATTCCCAGCTCTGTACTGTGGTTTCTGTAGATGAAACAGAAATGACCTGCGAGGTTACGCCAATTGACGGAGGGGCTAATTTTACTGATGTTCGGTTAATGGCAGATAACAACGACACGAGTAAGGGCATTTTCTTTAAACCTGCCATTGGGTCAATAGTAATGATTTCCCCGCAGGATGAAGTTACTTTTTTTGTTTCGATGGTTTCCGAAGTAGAGGATATTTGGTTGCATGGTAATCAATACGGAGGACTTGTTAAAGTTATTCCAACAGTTGAAAAACTGAATAATCTTGAGAATAAGGTAAACGATATTATTTCAAAATTCAATACTCATGTACATACAGGAGTAACAACCGGTGGCGGAAGTTCAGGAACCACAGCGACCCCGGTAAGCGGAACCTTAACCCCGACAGTGAGGGGAGACATAGAAAACACAAACGTAAATCATGGCTAAACGACAAGACATAAGACAAGACGAAACCGGAGATCTGTATATCAATACCACTACGGGGGATTTTGAGATAGTGGAAAGCGACGCCCAGCACGTAGGTGATATTTTGGAAGCTGTTTCCGGGGATTATAAAGAGTTCCCCTTGATTGGACTTAATCTGTTTCAATACCAAAACTCTACCGGCCAACAACAAAAACTGGAAAAGGAAATAAGAACCCAGATTTCAGCCGATGGATACCGGGTAACGAAAATAGTAATACCGGAAAATTTAGAAAACCTTCAGGATTTAGAAGTGTACGCCGATGGCCCTGAGTTATAAAATACCGTCCTATCAATCAATATTTGACGCTCTTGTAACTATAGAAGTGCCATTGGAAAGTATTGTATCAGTATTAAAAGAATCGGATTTAGATTTTGACTCTGATTTATCCGGGGAAACTCTAACTTATGAAGAGGCACAGGTTTCAATACCAAAAGGCGGCCAGGTTGCAATAGTAGAAACCCCGACTACTTCAACCTACCTAACTAATTCAGCACAAAACTTATTTGACGTATGCTTAATGACAGTTGGGGATTTGAATAAAATTATTTCTTTGATCCGCTCTAATGATTTTGATAACATAAACGATTACCCGGACGGAGTAATAGAAGTAAATTACAATAATTCAGACATTACAGACAGCGGGTTTAAGCTCGCTTTAAAAAGATCAAATATTAATATAACCACCGGAATAGTAGAAGAGCCAGTTTTAACCGGCGTACTACTTCAGGAGGATTATTTTGATTTACTACAGGAGGACGGTTTCCAAATTTTACTATAATGCCAGATCAGAGAATAAGTGATTTAACAACATTAGGCGCCAGATCAGGAACAGATTATTTTGTCGTTGTTGAGGCTGCTTCGGGAGTTACCAAGAAAGAAGCCCGCAGCAGTATAACGGCAGGTATCGTATCAGATACTGCTTATGCGTCTTCCTGGAATGGAGTTACGGACGTTGCGCCCTCTAAAAATGCAATTTATGATGAAATAGAATTGGTGAAGGCCAGCGTTACAGCCTCGGTATCAGATGCAGTTTATGGAGCTGGATGGGACGGAGTAACTACTATCGCTCCCTCTAAAAATGCAGTCTATGATAAAATAGAATTGTTGGATTCCCTAGTAGTTCACAAAGCTGGCGCCGAAACCATAACCGGAGAAAAAACTTTCAGTGCGGATATTTCTATAAGTGGATTAGGCACTCAAATAAAAAATTCTCTTAACCCCAACAACTATATTCAGATAGCTGCATCAGTATTATCTATCCAAGCTGATTCCGACATGCTGATAAATACTTCAGCTAATGTAAATATAAATGGAGATTCGTCTGTAGGGCTTATATCTGGTACGGATATTTTCCTTCAGGCTACTACAGATATTATAGTTTCAAGCGTTAGTATCACACCTGACAGAGTACCATATATTGACGCAGATAATAAAATAATTACTTCATCAGTAACCTCAACTGAACTTGGGTATTTATCCGGAGTAACTTCAGCAATTCAAACTCAGCTGGATGGAAAATTAAATAAAGTTATCAGCGGGGATGACTTGGTATATCTTGATCGGACACAGCCCAGCGGAGCATTAAGTTTTAAAACTCACAATAGTGATGATGACTTTGCTTACATTGATTTACTATATGATTCAACAGTTCAGACAGCAGCGATAGGAGTAGTTGATCTTAACGAAACTGTAGGATTAATTGCTACTAGGACAAGCAGTAGTGTTCTTACTCTTTCCATACTAGACCTAAGAACTATTACAAAAGGCCTTGAATATCTTGGGGATTATGGCGCAGGGTTTGGCAATCGTTCCCTTATTGACAGAGGATATGGAGATTCAAGATATGGTCAGTTAGCTAACCCACTTAGTCAATTTGCCTCCACTACTTCAGCGCAATTAGCCGGAGTTATTTCAGATGAGACAGGAACGGGGGCTTTGGTATTTGCAACATCTCCCACATTGGTAACTCCTATACTGGGAGTTGCTTCTGCCACTTCAATAAATCTGTTAGATACAACTTATAAAACCGCACTTGATGTAAGTTCCTCTAACGTAGTAAGATTGGGTAATGGATTTACCACATTAATTTTCGGTTCTGGAAGTAGTAATCTTTCTCTGGTTTTAAACAGTTCTACTACGGCATTTTCTTCCGATGGTCCAGTTAGTTGGAGTATTACAGGGTCTATATCGACTGCCTTTGCAATTAATAGAAATAATTCTACTTCGGCTGCTACTAATTTCATTGGGTTAAATGTATTTGGGACTTATGCGCCAACCGCTTCCGGAGTTGGAACATATAAGGGAATAAATTTATCCAATTTCACCATTAATCAAACTGGCACATCCAATCAGACCATTACCATGATTGATGTAATCCCAACACTCACAAGAGTTCAAGGTACTATGTATGGGATTAGGCTGGGATTAGGTGCTGCACCTACAGGAGGCGGCACTACTTGGAATATTTTTGCAGATGGGACAGCGCTAAGCCATTTTAATCATTCTGTTTTAATAGGAGGAACAACGAGCGATTCCACGGCTACTAAAACACTAACAATGCATAACGGAACGGCTCCGGGAGCTTCTGTATCTAATGCATTTCAGTTACATGCATCATCCGGGAAAGCAATGATTTATGAAGATGCTGATAGATACATTGTCCAGGCTGCCTCATCAACAAAAACAACAGCAGGCGCTCCCTATGCTAATGATGGATATGTTGAATTAACAATAAATGGTACTACATATAAATTCATGACAACAGCTTAAAGAGAAATAAACAGCTATGGCATTAACAAATGAAGAAAAAATAAAAGTGGTGAACAACCACGAAGATGTAAGCAGCCTTGGATTCAGGGAATTACTTCAACTTGGAATGATCGCACACGCAAGCACTATATTATATGAGGAAGATACAGAAACTTATGACGCTTTACCTGCTAACAGGAAGGCATTGGTAGATTTTGCAAGAAAGATAATACTTGATCCTGATTATTACCTGGAGTCATTTGTAAGCAGATATGCCAATGATTCAGAATTAACTACTATTTCAGGAAACCTGATAAGCAAGATACCTGACATTGTCCCGGCAATATTTCCTGAAATGGTGGGTTTAATAAGACGTGACAGACCGGGATTTGTAGCTGAAATTATATAAGATCGTAATAACTATTCATACTATGAAACTGACAGAAACACAGGCTAAAATTTTAACCCCGTTAATTGCAAATAAGAACAATGCAGATCAGGCATTACTTCAGGCTATCTGCTTGATAGTAGGTAAAGAGATTAATTCTTATAAAATCGAAAACGGAATATTAACAGTAGAAGAAAAAAACACAAGTCCCAATGGCACAACACAATGATATTTCAAATGCTACAGAGAGTTCGGTAATCGGGCTTGCTGTATCCTTCTTTTTAAACGAAGTATTACCCTGGACTATTCACACTATAGGAGCTTTACTTTCCGGTGCGGTAGTAGCGGTGACTTTGTTCTTTTTGAATAGATATTTGAAAAGGAGGTTTAAATAATATGGCATCACGAAAAATTGAAGACCTCGATCCTGTCTTACAGAAAGCCTGGATTGAATCCTTTAGAGAGTGGAAAGAAACTTATCCTACTCTCCCGGAACCGTTCTTAACCTGTACCCACAGAGACAACGAAGAACAGGAGATTCTCTATATGATGGACAAGAACGGAGTGGACGATGACGGGGACGGAAAGGTTGACGAGTCCGACGAGTGGAGAAGCAACGCAAAACCAGGACAGAGCAAACATAATTTATTCCCTTCTCAGGCACTTGATGTAGCTTTTAAAAACGCTCAGGGAAAATTGGATTGGTCGGTAGACTTGTTTAAAAAGTTCGCTGATATAATCAAGAAACGAGGTGTTAAATGGGGTGGTGATTGGAAACGAAAAGATAATCCACATTTTGAAATTTAAACTAAAAACTATAAAACTATGAAAAACGAAAATCAAACAGGATCAGAAACCAATTACACACTTTTCAATGTGACTGCTACAAATGGAACAGTAGAGGTAAGAGAGGGAACGGTATATATTTTCTTATGAAAAAACCATTCAAGGAAACCAAGGTAGGAAAGTTAATAACCGAGAAACTTCCACAGGTAGGAGAGATCATAGGAGAGGCGCTCCCGGAAAACGGAGTCCTGGGAGTGGTTAAAAACATCATCTCAGGATCAAGTCTTTCAGCAGAAGAAAAGGCAGCGTTACAAAAAGAACTTCACGATTTTGAACTGGAGATTTACAGATTGGAAGTACAGGACCGGGAAAGCGCCCGCAGCAGAGAGGTAGAACTAAAAAAGGCCGGGGGAAAAGATTGGATGATGAGCGTTGCCGGACTGGTAGGATTGTCGGCTTTTATTTTCAATATAATCATACTGGCATTCTTTGAAGTCCCGATAGGAAACCGGGAGTTGTTTATTCATGGCTTGGGAATCGTTGAAGGGATTTCAGTTGCTATTTTTAGTTATTACTACGGATCATCAAAAGGAGAAAGGTCCAAATGATGCTTGTTCTCTTCATAGCTCTTGTTATCCTCACCTTTAGAAACTGGTGGAAGGAAAGGAAAAACTAGATAGTATTTGTGCCATTTTAGCACATAATAAATGCTGGAAATTATCGTTTAAATAACGATTTGTGTAGATTAATAGAAGTTTATTTCACATGTGTTTATATTTCGGTATATTTACATAAACTATTTTTTAATTCTTATGGTTGAAATAATGAATATGCTAAAAGAAGAATTTGATTTCTATATAAAAAACCAAGCAGGTCTAGTTAAAGATTATGATGGGAAATATATAGTTATAAAAGATCAAAAAGTTCAAGGGGCATACGATACCCAAACAGAAGCTTACGAAAAAGCAACTGCTCAATTTGAGTTGGGAACCTTTTTAATTCAACTTGTGACTCCCGGCACAGAGGCTTATACCCAAACTTTCCATTCTAGAGTAACTTTCTAAAATGCAACCTCAGCAAATAAGTCATTCCTTTACGCTAAAGCATAAAGGATTTGCTAACACATTATTGATGCCAGTTAATATCGCTGTTCCCGACCAAGTCCAAAAGTTTAGTACTAAAGCAATTTGGGATACAGGAGCAACTGGCACTGTGATAACTCAAGAGGTTGTAGACGCATTGAAACTTTTACCTACTGGGATGGAAAAGGTGAACACTGCCAGCGAAACGGGAGTCCTAACTCATACCTTTTTAATTGATCTATACTTAAAACACGATTTAAGAATACACACAGTAAAAGTCACATTAGGGAAAATAGCCCCTGGAATAGGGTGTTTGATAGGAATGGATATTATCACCTTGGGCGACTTCTCTATCACTAATTTTAACGGCAATACTTGCATGACTTTTCGTATACCCTCACAGCATGAGATAGACTATGTTCAACATCAGCAAGAATTAAACAAACAACAGAAGACCCAACAACTGAAAGACGCAAGAAATAAACTGTACAAGAAATAGAGTACAACGCCCCTTTTATTATTCCCCAGAGAATTGGCATGGAGGGTAGAGTTTACACTAACCTTAAAATTAAACCTTTATAACCTTTAGGAATCCCCTTGGATGCCCTTATCAAATCTGCTTTATGTTCTTCGGGGTCAACTGGTCTTGTAAATATATCCGGATCAACATAAACCACGTCCTGCATCATTTTTACCCTTTTCCTTATTCTTTTTTTCATACGTTTGTGGAAAACTTCTAATAAAAAAAGTATACAAATGTTTGCAAGTGTGCATACAAATGTATACCTTTATACCATGATTACGTTAGTAGTCAGAGCCAAAAGGAAGAAAGGCAAAATACGGTGGAACGTTAAGTTTGCCTTCTTCGGGTTCAGGTTCGAGTTAAAGACCTGACGGCTTGAACAGGGGGAGTGAGTCCTCCCCTTGTTTTTTACTAACGTAAAGATACTAAAAAATGTGCAGCCATGCTTAAATTTCTGTACAAGGTAATCCGGGCGCATTTAAAAGGCGAGGATTACGACGAAACCCTTGAGATCCACATCCAATTAATTGACGTGGTGTTTATTGTTTTACTTATAGCTTTGATAATATGGATAATCTAAAAGAGCTGTTAGAAAAGTACCCTATTAATCAATCCGCACTAGCGGAAGCTATAGGATATGACAGAGTATGGCTGCACCAGAGACTTACCGGGTACAGAAAATGGCAACCCGGAGAACTTCAGAAAGTAGAAAAGTATCTTAATCAAATGGGGAAAGAATTGTCTAAAGTTAAGTTAAAATAATACCTGTAGAATTGGCAAACGAAGGAACAATAGATAGGCAAAAACTGGATTGCAATTGTAATGACTGTGGATTCTTTAAAAGAGATATAGAAAAGACGAGGGCAAGAAATAATAACGAACTTATTGTTGCCTGTAAAATTCATTACGGACATTGCGAGAAGTTCAACAAAGAAGTAGGAGAGATAGCTAATATTTGTCTTTTGCATACTCAGGATTGTTTTGTGCATAGAAAAGAATTAGTAGTAATATCCCTGTAGAATTGGTATATTTGGTATATAACACACAACGGACGAGGCTTAGGCATTGTAATGGTTTATTGGTAGGAGGGGGAACCCGCTAGCACTACTTTACTTAAATCAGAAATCATGGTGGGTAGCGAGC